TGTTGTGAAGTATTGAGTCGTACCACGTTGTTTTAAATCTTGACCCATAAACCCGATTTCAACAGTAGTTAAACCAGTAGCAGGGAGAGCGATACCTACAGTACTTACTTTATTACCTACATACACTTCCGATTGCCCAATATCTGAATACCAAGATTCGAATGAGTAAGAGTCGTCAGTATGTCCTGTTGTTGGAGCATAAGTAGACTTACCTGTTACTACATAATCACCACCAGAAGCAACTGTTTCAGGAGTTAGTGTATTACCGTTCAAAGTAATAACTGTAGCTACTGTAGCTGTCAGTGCAATAACAAGCAAATTCTTATCGTTGTTAGCAGTAGCAAAACCTGTTAAACGAATTACGTTACCTACACGAACACCATCAGTTAAGTAACTTCCTGTTGTACGAGTAATTGTGTATGTACCACCAACTGAAGCAATAGTTGTACTACCTAAAGCTGATGGTGTAGCTGCTGTCCAGTTACGAGCTAAAGCAGAAGCTAGAAAATCTGCATAAGTACCAGCACTAAGTTCGCCTGATACGTTACCTTCAACAGAACGAACACCGTGACGGAAATCAGATAACTGATAATCTGTACGAATTTCTTCTGATTGATATGTTTCTTTTGTTAAGTTAAAAGAAGAGCTAACTCGTCTAATTGTTTGTGCGCCTGCTGCTGTTGGCAAAACACCGAAGGTTGTCTCTTTCTTATAAGATACTGTTTTATTAATACCTGTAGCTGTTGGCATTATTGACTCCAAATTTGTTGTTATTAAATTATTTTAAATTCGATAAAGAGGTGATTTAATATTGTTCAGAATAATATCTAATACGAATTGTAATCTCTGCTCTATTATCATTTATATAGACTTGGGATATTTCTGGTGTCCTGTCTATTATTATTTTATCCGAACCCTCGATTAACGTAGTACCTCTTTTAAAATAATCTTTCACCTTATCTGCCATTGCTGTAATATTACCAACACCATTACCTTTCGGGTATGATAATACAACTTGATAGAATCCAACCTCTCTGTTGTAGTTATCACCGAACGTTGGGTTCTCAACAGGTAAAGGTACTAAACGAGATAACTGATGTGGTTGATTTAAAACTGGGGTAAACGTTGTATTCTCGAAAGCTGTTTTACTCAACCCCAAACCTTGTGGCATTACTACAAGATACTTTTCAAAAGCTTTTCTGACATTACTTTGCATATGGTGGACAGCACTCCTTATATTTTGCTAACTTTAGTTGCAATTAATTCACAGATAGCTTTAGCTGCCCCGATATTTTGCCCAACAACGTGATAACCGTCTTTAGCTTTCCAACCATATTCAGGATTGTCTTTCCACCCATATTCAACATCATCAGCGTAACTTATGTTATTACTAACGTAGTTTACTTCCTCTAGGTTATACATCTTACCTTTGACAATAGCTGCTGCTACTGCTGCTGTTCCTGCTGCATCTGCATCCCTAGATGATGTATCAGGTAAGCCTAAACCCACCATCCAAGAGTTTTTAAAATCACCAATATCGTTTTGAATATTACCTTGCTTAGAAGCATAATAAGGCGCACCTAAAGGGCTTTCATCAATAAGTAATATTGCTATCTTTTCTAACGACTCACCAACTAGCATTTTACTTTTTGT